CCGTGACATCCTGCGTCGGTGGAAGCGCACGACTTCCCCGATACAGAATAGCCACAGCAGCACAGGCCATCGTTGCTGTCCCAGTTCCGCCCCCCGTCCCATAGAGCTTCAGGAAGGGTTTGGAAGCGTTGATGCTGAACTCCAACTGATAGGCTTTGTTCGAGGTCGTGTTCGCCATCGTCCCGAGAGTGCCGGATGCGAGCGCATAAGTTCCTGCGGTTGTACCGGCATGATAGAGACTCGTCCTCAGGGTATTCTTCGTTGCACCCGTCTGACTGCCTCTCTGGACAACGAAACACGCCCGATCAAAACCAGTCGCATCGACTTCAACTGGAGTCCATCCGCCCGCAGTTGCAAGATTGGCAACCGCGGCCACTTTGAACTTTGCGTCTGCTGTGATTAGATGGCTCATGTCAGCCTCCTAGCTCAGCAACAGGTGCTTGAACGCTTCGGCCTGCCCCACGACTCCGCCTCGGCGGAACTTCGCCAGGAGGCCGATTTGCCCATTGCCCGCATACAGCTCGACTAGACGCTGCACGATCAGGCCCATTCGTTCGGCCACGAAGTAGTAACTGAAGTCGCCAATCAAGACCGGCTTCAACCCCGTGGTCATGGCAGGCATGGTCTCATCGGAGTAGAACGGAACCCCGTCCAGCCTGCGAACGAACTGATCTCCCGTCCCCACAGCACTACCCGAAGGGGTAGCCTGGAACAGGAACGGGTTTCCGGTCAGGGCGAAGATAGCACCCTGAGTGGCACGCTTGGAGACCATCGCCACGGAAGGACTTGAGGCATACGACGCACCCAAGGAATAGATCAGGGTGTTCATATTGGCCGCGGTGATGGCGTTCGTCCCAGCGGCGGTCAACCCAGCACCCGAGGCCACCAGAGCAGCCTGAGGTTGTGAGGTTCCAGTCCCGACCGAAACGAAGTAGTAGTTCTCCCACTCCGCCTCAGCTCTAGCAAACGCATTGGTCAGGAACGGATCGAGGTTGGCCTTCTGATCGGCCATCAGTTCCTCAGAGACCTTGACCAGCTTGGTCCCCTTGTGAACCACTGCGATGACCTGCCCGAAGGTCGGTTCATCCTCGTTCACCGCCGCCTCTTCAGCGGTGATGGCAAACTTCGCCATCGAGGTGCCTTCGGTCGGGATCAACACACGATCCAGAGAGGTCTGGATGACCGTCGCGCCCGCGCGTCGGATGACGCTCATGTCATCGCGCTTGGCAACGACACTGTTGAAGAAGTCATCCGGAACCAGATAACCACCTTCCGCGTCGGTCTGTCCCTGGAGAGCAGCCTTCACCTCAGATAGATCATCGTTCACCTCGATCTGGTTCTTGGCCGCTTCAGCGTAGACCTTCCCGTAGGGAACGCGGTCTCCGGTGCGGAGCCAGTGACGGAAAGCTTTATTGCCTCCCACATCGCTTCCAGGTTCCGCGGTCCGCATGAGGTTGAAGCCGCCCGCCCAGGCGGGGAGATCGGCTTCCCATTTCTTCTTTTCCTCGGTCAAGCGTGCCTGGAACTTGACCTCTTCTGCGGCCTTGGTCTCAAACTCAGCTTTCATCTGAGCCATAACCAAATCCGCGATTGCCTTGGTGTCAACCAAGGGCTTTTCCTCGTCCATTGGTTTCCTCTCTTTCGTTTTGGATTCTGTCTTACCGCTAGACTTGTCCGCCGCGTTCGCCTCATCGGCCTCATTGAACGCCTCTGGCATCTGGAGTCCAGCAGCATCAAACAGCGCTTTGATCTGGCTCACCCCCAATGTGCGCGGCTCTGCCGGGGTTGGGGTGAGCGAGTATTCCACCACCGGCCAGCGCAGGATTTTCCCATTCTTCCTTCGTGCTAGGTGAGAAGCAGTCCCCGAAGAGAACCCGATAATCCCTTGCCCTACAAGCTCCAAAACTGCATTGGCGTAATCCTTGGAGCGGTCAATCTGGGCTTCCACCCAGACCCCTACATCGTCGATATCTTCGGAGAGCGTCTTACCCAGAGAACCATTCGCCTTCGTGTCTAGGGTATGGTCGTAGAAGATGCTCTTGGTTGGGACGTATCCCAGCTCTAATTCAGTCTCCTTGGTGAAGGTCTCTCCTTCTAGGTCTTTCCCTCCAAAGACCACACCGTAACCCGCAACAACGGCCTCAGTATCCGTCTGGGATTTGATCGTGATAGGGCCAGGCTGTCTCATGCTTTTCTTCTCCCACTTCGACATACAGATAGCAACTGCCTTATCCTGCCCGTTCCCCTCGTCAATCATCATGGGGACGCAGCGTTCCATGAATTCATCTTGGGTTTCGCTTGCTCCTGGATCGGGCATTATTTCCCCTCCAGCGCTGCATCTACAACGTCCTTCACGATGAGGCTTACCTCAAGGGTTGCCCGTTCTTTGACTTCTTGTATTGTTTTCCAGCCAGTTTCCCGATGATAGCGAGTCTGCCTACCGATATCCTGCACCAATGGTCCGTAAGATGTATCGCTTCCTACCGTCTGGGTTAGTCCCCCATTGCTTGCTTGTATTGTCCAACTCTGCCCCAACCTCTCAGACTTGGAGGAGATTCCACGCTTGTAAGGAACGTCGATTTCCCCACTCTTCAGCTTCGCAAAGAAGCCTCTCCGCTGTAGATCAGACACGAAAGGCTGTGGCCTCCGTGAAACGGGAGGGTACTTGGCAATCTGCCCTTTCACGTATAGGGCCGCGCTCTTAAGACCAGTCTTCACAGGCTGCAAAGAACCCACCTTCTGCATGATCTTCTGCAGTTCTGGTAAGCCTTCAATGCGAAACCCTACATCAGCCAACTGCTACTCCTACAAATTCATGTGACAGCCAGCAACGACATCTAGGGTGTCGAGGGGGAGGTTCATTCCACCCATCGCCCTCTTCCTTATCCGCCAAAGGACCACAGAGAGGACATACAAGTTCATCCTCCGAAGTCCTCCAGATCCCGACCATCTGCACACCCTGCCCTCTCAACTCGTCCACGATCCCTAACTCACCCTGCACCGCGGCCCTTGTTACCTCAGTCGCCGCGATCATGTCCGCTCGTACAGGTCCGTAAATCTCCGAAAGGACGGCCCTCAAATCCCCTATCGTTTGCTGCCTCTCGAAGAACGCTGCTACCGCATCGGAGATCGCTCTTCTTGTGGTCTCCGTGATCCCAGAAACGAGATCGAATGAGTACCGTCGTGCCCAGTTCGCTGCGTTCTGATTGACAATCCCCCAATCCACTCCAATAGGTTGAGCATCGAGTATCTGTTGAGCTGCTGAGATATAGATGCCCTGAAAGTTGCGGCTGAGAGCCGCTTGCAACTCCTCTCCCGATTCCCTCCAAAAAGAAGGGGACACATTGTTAATGTTCGGTGGGTCTCCCAACTCTTCTAGAAGACCGCCCATCTGTGCCCTGAGTAATCTAGCCAGTTCCTTCCCTAGATCAGCCTCCCAGTCCATCCTATCTTCAAGCTCTGCCACAAACGAAACGCCCACCTCTCGAAAGAAGGCGGGCGCAGGTGCGGCGGCCTGGAATGCGGACCCCGAAGGGGCAGCTACTAAATCACTCTTACTCGTCTGCTATTGTATATCGTTTCTCGATTGCACGGACCACCATTAACAAAGCTCTTCGGATCAGGAGCCAGAACTCCTTTTCTGTCATGAGGCGCCTAGCTTGCGCACGAAGAAGTGCCCCTCGGAAGCGGCGACCACCGCCCCGGTCCCTACGAAACGATAGTACCAAGTACCGTCCTCATCAACAACAATGTCTTTGAGATAAGCACCAGTTCCGCTATTGGTTGGGGTGGAAGTTCCTGAATTCCCACCTGGATCTGTAACTTTCAGCACCACGCTAGATGGATTGGTCGCTATATCAGCGACAGTAAAGCTCGCTGTCAATCGGATGCCATCTCCCACATCATAGACATTGCTCATCGAAGGGTATCCGAAACTACAACATCGAAACGAGCGTTATCCGTAACAGTTACATCGTAATAGTGCATGTCTACAAGAACGACATCGTAATAGGCCAAATCTGCGATAACGACATCTCCGATCGCAAATCCAGCACCGATTGTAACGCCAGAATAGCACCAACCACTTTCCTGCCGCCACTCTCGATCATGGACAGCGTTGGGCGTAACAGAAGAAGGCGCGCCTGAGTTTGTCGAAACAACCGAGGCGCGCTTCTCTCTGCTGTCAAGAGCCACATCAATTCCACTTTCCCGGTCGGTCTCGATAACCCGGCATAGTAGGAATGCCCTGCATTCGTATCATCACTGGCTGTCCACCAATGGCCGTTATGCTGATCCCAGAGTATCCCCAGCCAGCCTCCTGCCGCCACTCACTGTCATGACTTGCATTAGGAGTGACGGTAGGAGGCGCAGCATAAGCCAGGGAAACAGCCGAAGCCCGTTTATGGACCTGCAACCATTTCCGCTTCAGAGTAGACCGAACCGTCATCAGTGAGCGTCTTTTTGGCGATCACCGATCCAGCGTCATTGTAGATTTCCTTGTAGTCTGAAGCGCCAGCGGTATCAATGTCCAGCCGATTTCGAAGAGCCATGTAGAGCAACATCATAGCTGTTCTAATCGTCGGGGTTGCTGTTGGAATTGCTACGCCCAACTCCGCGATAGCGGTATCCAACGCATCATTGACTTCGCTCTCGACCTCCGCATCCCAGGTCGCGTTCCACGGGACTGCA